CAGCGGGCTGTCGAGCTGGCCAACGACGCCGACCTGCGGCTCTCGCCGCCGAAGGCCAAGGCTGGCCCGGCCGTGGCCGAGCGCACCAGGACGGCGGCGCTTCGCGTCAAGGGGGACGACCGCCTGCCGCTGCCCGGCACGGTCATCACCCGCGCGTACAAAGGCGAATCCCTGCACGTCAAGGTTTTGCCGCATGGCTTCGAGTTCGAGGGCGAGGTCTACAAGTCGCTCAGCGCTGTGGCCAGGGCGATCACCGGCCAGCACTGCAACGGCTACTACTTCTTTCGCCTCGGAAAGGAGGAAGGCCGATGAGCAAGACACGCAAAGCACCACCGCCCAAGCCAACCGTCCGCTGCGCCATCTACACGCGCAAATCCACGGAGGAGGGCCTGGAGCAGGAGTTCAACTCGCTCGACGCCCAGCGCGAGTCCGGCGAGGCGTACATCAAAAGCCAAACGCACGAAGGCTGGGAATGCCTGCCGGGCCATTACGACGATGGCGGCTTCACCGGCGGCAACATGGACCGGCCCGCGCTCAGGCGGCTAAAGGCGGACATCGACGCGGGCAAGATCGACTGCGTCGTTGTCTACAAAGTGGACCGCCTCAGCCGGTCGCTTCTCGACTTCGCCAGGATGATGGAGGTGTTCGAGAAGCACCAGGTTTCCTTCGTGTCGGTCACCCAACAGTTCAACACGGCGTCGTCGATGGGCCGGCTGGTCCTGAACGTGCTCCTCTCGTTCGCCCAGTTCGAGCGCGAAATCATCTCGGAGCGGACTCGCGACAAGATCGCCGCCGCCCGGCGCAAGGGAAAATGGGCCGGTGGGCACCCGATCCTGGGATATGACATCGACCCGCGCGGCTTCAAGCTGATCGTCAACGAGGACGAGGCTGGGCGCGTGCGGGCGATCTTCGAGCTTTACCTTCAGCACCAGGCCATGATGCCGGTCGTCGAAGAGCTGAATCGACGGGGCTGGCTCAACAAACGCTGGACCACGCGGAAGGGCCGCGAGCGCGGAGGCAAGCAATTCACCAAGACCAGCTTGCACAAGCTGCTCACCAATGTCGCCTACGTCGGCAAGATCAAGTACAAGCACGAAACCCACGACGGTGAGCACGCCGCCATCGTGGACGCCGCCATCTGGCAGCGCGTTCAGGCCTTGCTGCAGCGGAATGGCCGCAACGGGGGAGCGCTGGTGCGAAACAAATTCGGGGCGCTTCTCAAGGGCGTCCTGCGTTGCGTGCCTTGCGACTGCGCCATGACGCCGACGCACACGACCCGGAACGGCAACAAGCGCTATCGCTATTACGTCTGCTCCAACGCTCAGAAACGGGGCTGGCACTCATGCCCGTCGAAGGCCGTGCCCGCTGGCGAGATCGAGCGGTTCGTGGTTGAGCAGATCAAGTGTATCGGCAAGGACCCGACGATGCTGAATGCGACGTTCAAGGAGGCCCGCGCCCAAGGCGTTGCCCGCGTCGCGGAGTTGGAGGCCGAGCGCCGGCGTCTGGAGCGCGAACTGGCGCGATGGAGCGCCGGGTCCGCAAACTCCTTGAGCAGGTCGCTCCGTGCGACGGTGACACGCCGGCTGTCGCGCGCCTGGCCGACGTACAGGAGCGCATCCGCGTCGCAGAGCGCCGTGCTACGGAGATTCGCGAGGAGATCATCCTGCTCAGCCGAACCCTGGTTGATGAGCGTGAGATCGCCTTGGCCCTATCGGTCTTCAGTCCAGTTTGGGAATCCTTGACGCTTCGCGAGCAGACCCGCGTGGTTCAACTGCTCGTGGAGCGCGTCGATTACGACGGGGCCAAGGGCAAGATCGCCATTACCTTTCATCCGACGGGCATCAAAACGCTGGCTGGTGAACTGGCCAACCAACCCAAGGAGAAGATCGCATGACGAATCCCACCTTCGAGTGCAACGTCCACTTCCGCCGGCGCGGCCGGGGCAGCCGTCGGGAAATGGCAGTCGGGCAGGAACCGCCGCGCCCGGTCAGGGAGCCAGGGCGGGTCCCGCGCGTCGCCCGCCTCATGGCGCTGGCGATTCGCTTCGAGGAGTACCTCCGCGCCGGCCAGGTTTCCGCCTTCGGCGAACTGGCCGCGCTGGGCCATGTGAGCCGCCCGCGCATCAGCCAGATCATGAATCTCTTGAACCTGGCCCCTGACATCCAGGCGGCTATCCTCTTCCTGCCCCGGACGGAGCATGGCCGCGACCCGATCCACTTGCGTCAGCTGCAGCCGATTTCAGCTGCGCCTGATTGGCGGAAACAGCGTCGAATGTGGCACGAGCTTGCTGAGCCCAACCAACATAGCGATGTGATGGTTCTTCCCGTAAAATCCCCAAAGAGTGGTATTTCGGAACCATGAACATGACCAAAGCTTCATCCCAGAAACGGGCCAAGCTACGCGAACTGATCGAAGATTCCCTGCGCCGGCAGGGCTTTCGCATTCGAGACGATCAGATTGTCTTGTCCAAGAAGGCGACCAAGGACAAGCTCCGATGCCTGCACCGCTTGTCCGTCCAGCATCGCGTCGAGGAAGCCCAGCCACGCCTCGGGCGTTATGAGGACCGGTTGCTCGGGCGCATCGCTTCGGGAAGCGAGGTCGAACCAGCGAAGGTCGCTCCACGTCTCGTTGAGGTACGCCCCGACTCAGAGGACGAGCTCCTCTTCCGCTATGCGAGCCTGCACTGGAGCATTCCCACATCGTCGGGTTACGGCCGGCGCTTGCGCTTCCTGGTCGAGGATGCCCACAACGGCAAACTGATCGGCCTGTTCGGGCTGTGCGATCCGGTCTTCAGCGTGGCGGCACGCGATGCCTGGATAGGCTGGAACCTGAACGCCCGGAAAGCCAGGCTGCGGAACGTCCTGGAGGCGTTCATCCTCGGGGCTGTGCCGCCGTACTCCATGTTACTCGGCGGCAAGCTGGTCGCCATGCTGTGTGCCAGCGACGAAGTGAGACGGGCGTTTCAGCGAAAGTACGGCGAGGGGGAGTCCCTGATCACAGGCGCTACCGCCGACGGACGTCTGGCCCTGATTGCGACCACCTCGGCCCTGGGGCGTTCTTCGATCTACAACCGCCTGCGGTATCACGACAGGTTGCTGATGCTGTCCGTCGGCCATACGAGCGGTTGGGGCGAGTTTCAGTTCAGCAACGGGGCTTATTCTCAGCTGCGTGATTACGCGGAGAAATACTGTGACAAGACGGCCAAGCACGAATCCTGGGGAACGGGGTTTCGCAACCGTCGTGAAGTCGTTCGACGGGTCCTGGCCCACGTCGGCCTTTCCGGCAACTTGATGAACCACGGGATTCGCCGAGAGTTGTTCGTCATGCCTCTGGCGAAAAACGCCCGCGAGTTCCTCCGCGGCGAGCACCAGCGGCTATTGTGGTTTCACCAGCCCGCTGATGATCTTGCAGCGTTCTTCCGTAATCGATGGCTCATCCCTCGTGCTGAGCGCAATCGGGAATTCGCGGACTACTCCAACGAGTCCTTTCGCCTTTGTCGAAAGTGACATGAGTTTCAAAGGGTGAAGCCTTGGAAGCCTTTGCCGATCTTCCAGACGCGCTGGTGCAAGACCTCCTGGCCAAGGCCTTGCCGGTTGCGGAGGGCGTAAATCAAAACCTGCAAGCCCTCCGGCGGGCCAAGCCATCTCTGCGCACTGAGGCCGAACGGCGCGGCTGGATTCGACGAAAGGCGGACCTGGATGTTCCGCGTGAGCCTTCTGTCGTTGGTATCGACGGTTCCTACCAGGTCCATCGTCTCACGGCGGTTGACTTGTGTGCGGCCGCGTCCGTGGCCGTCGAGGGAACCTCGAAGGAGGCGAAGCGCCATTGGGAGAAACCGCACCACCGGATGTGGGTCGAGTCGCTTGAGCACAGCAAAAACGTCACCAACACGCTGCGCGGCCTGATGATCTCGATGGAACTCGATCTTGCGGCGAAGGCCCCGCACGACCTCGTGCTGCTGGACGGCTCCTTCATCATCCTGCTGATCTACCTGAACCAAGGGTTGACGAGCGTTGGCGAGGCCCCGCAGATGCTCCGCGATGAGTTTCAACGACGTTGGCATGATGAAGAAGTCCTTGACCGATTCGTGGGATTGCTGGGAAGTGAGCGCACCGTTGCCGTCCCGAAGTACTCGGGTCGAAACGAGCTCGCGGATTTGCTCACGGGCAACAACTTGCCCGAAACGGATGGGAAAACCCTGGCGACGTTGATCTTGTCCCCCGGTGAATACACGGCTCCTGAGCCGATCTACCATTTCGGCGGCGAGGATCAGGAATACCACCTGCCGAAGGGAAGTTGCCCAGAGCAGACGCAGAAGCTCATCAATCAGCATTTGGCGGACATGCGCGTCATCTTCTTCCGGCCCTTTGGCTGGGTGCCCGCGATCAGGCTGGAATTGCCAAAGCCAATCGCGTCCAGCCTGCCCCGTTTGTCGATTGTGCTGCACGGCATCGAGCGGCAGTTCTTCAGCCCTGCTGTCATCGAGCCATACCCACTTTTCCTGGCCGACCGAATGGTCAAGAGCTTGGGAGCGGGTGTCGCGGTCATCGAACAGGCCGTGGCTCAGCACGTCGCTGGCGACTCCCCTGACGGGGAGACGACGATGCTGTTCCTGCAAAACTACCGCACCGAAGGCGGCCGAGGAGGATAGACATGTCGGCGGAACGCAACCAGGACGTGGCCGTGATCGGCAGCCCGTCGTCCAACACCGAACTGACGCTCGACCTCCTGCTCGAAGCGACCGAAGAACGCATGGTAGGCGCGCTGACAGCGTTCCGCGCCAGCCAGAACGGCACGCCCATCATTTCCGTTGGCCAGGTCGTCGGCATCGAGCTGCGAAACCGCTGGCACGAGGACTCCGTTTTCCGCAACCTCGTCAAGCGGACGGGAGAGATTCCCCCGATCACCAACCGGCAGGACACCCGCATCGCGGACCTGGTTGTCGGCGCGACGTTCCGCCAGGGGAGCAACGGCTACGAGCCGGAGGTGCTGGGCATGGTCCCGCCTACTGGCACCCGCGTGTTCCGCGTCGATCAGGCACTGTTGAACCAGTTGCTGTCAGTCTATCAACAGGAAATCGTCTACCTGGGGAAAGCCTACGCGAACGACGTGCTCTACCCCATGTGGTTCAAGCACTTCGGCAGCGGAGCGGGCGGCGCGGGTGAAGCGTACCATCTTGGCGTTTTCGGCAAGACGGGTTCCGGCAAGTCGGGCCTGGCAAAGATGATGCTGTGCGCCTACTCCCGCCATCCCCAGCTTGGAATTCTGGTCATCGACCCACAGGGGGAATTCTCACTGGAGCTCTCCGGCACTCGCGTCGGCCAGCAGGGATTGCAGCTTGACCAGGCGATTCGGTCGCAGGGGCGACCGATCGAGGTCTTCAGGATCGGCGACATCCAGCTGGACGACTGGACCACTTTCGAGGAGATGCTCATCTCCTTGCGGTTCTTCGAGCAGTTGCAGATTCCGAGCGCATCGGCCGAGAATGCTCGCCGGGCCGCTGAGGTTGTGCGTAACGCCCTGGAGGGGACGCACAACCTCGACGCCCTGGGGACGCTTCCAGTTCTCCAGGCCGCTCTGAACGCCGTCAATGACCCCAACAACGCCGGTTTCATCTACACGACCAAGCAGCGTGCCCAGCAGCTTCAGCAGCGTGTCCAACGGTTCCTCGGCGATCAGCAGGCGCAGAATCAACTGCTCACCAACACCTGGCAACCAATTTGCCAGCTCTTTACGCGGGGGCAGAACAGGCACCGGCTTTACAGCTATGGGCAGCAACAGCCAGGCATCGTCAACCGGCTCCTCGGATCGGCTGGAGGCAATTCTCCCCGCCCGGTCATCGTGATTGACATTTCCCGGCAGGGCAACCAGCGATTCTGGTCCGAGGAATTGCAGCGCAGAATTCTGGCCAAGCTCCTCAACATCCTGGTGGCGCAGGCCACATCAGCCCTGAGCACCCAGCAAAGCGCGAACGTGCTCGTGCTGCTCGACGAGGCCCATCGTCATGCGCCGAGCGGCCGGCTGGACGAAGGCTCCGAGGCGGATCGCCTCCGGTCCCTGCTGCGCCGGGCCGTGCGCGAAACGCGGAAGTACGGCATCGGCTGGTTCTTCATCAGCCAAACGCTCGGCGGCATCGACAATGAGATTCTCCAGCAGCTGCGGATTCTCGCCTTTGGCTTCGGTCTGGCGATGGGGACCGAATTCGACCGGCTGCGAGACTTCGCCGGCGGCGACAAACGGTCGCTGGAGCTTTACCAGTCGTTCCGTGATCCGCAGAGCTTCCCACGCCGCGACCTGCAAGAGTTCCCATTCATGGCGGTCGGTCCCGTTTCGCCGCTGGCGTTCTCCGGCAAGCCGCTGTTCTTCACGGCCTTCACCGACCCGGCGGAGTTCCTGCGCGTCAACCAACTGCGTGTCCAGTAGTTCGTCCATTTCTGTTTGGCCGATCTCCCCAGGTTCGATGCCAACCGGGTGGAACCGTCCACCGACTTCGATCCGATCCCGGCCGGCAAGTATCTGGCCATCGTCACCGAGAGCGAGATGAAGCCCAACAAGGCCGGCACCGGGCACTTTCTCCAGCTCACCTTCCAGGTCATGGAAGGCCCGTTCAAGAACCGCCTGCTGTGGGCTCGCCTGAATCTCGACAACCCGAACGCGACTGCGGTGCAGATCGCGCGCGCGGAGTTGTCCGCGATCTGTCGGGCTGTGGGCGTGCTGGCCCCCAACGACTCGGTGGAGCTTCACAACCTGCCGCTGGTGGTCCACGTCAAGTGCAAGAAGCGCGATGACACCGGCGAGCTGGCCAACGAGATCAAGGGCTACGCCAAGAAGGATTCGCTGGCGGCGGTTCCGGCGAACACACAGCCGTCGGCGAACAGCGCACCGCCGTGGAGGCGCTCTTGATGTTCGAGATCGTGCTGCCCTATCCGCCGTCCATCAATCATTACTGGCGACGGGTGGGGCCGCGAACCCTGATCAGCCGCGAAGGCCGCCGCTTCCGGCAGCGCGTCATGGCGATCCTCGCGGCCCTCGCCTGCGAGCCGCTGCACGGACCGCTCGCCGTGGAAGTCGAAGTGTATCCGCCCGACAACCGTCGGCGCGACATCGACAACGTGCAAAAAGCCCTACTCGATGCGCTGCAGCACGGCGGCGCTTATCTGGATGACAGCCAGGTCGTTCGCCTGGCCATCGTAAAACGGGAGCCCGTCGATGGCGGGAAGACCCTTGTCCGCATTCGGAACGAGTGATGCTGATCCTGCGACCATATCAAGAGGAGGCGAAAGCCGCCGTCTACCAGCACCTGCGCACGCGGGATGACAACCCCTGCGTGGTCATCCCGACCGCCGGCGGCAAGACGCCCGTCATGGCGTCGATTTGCAAGGACGCGGTCGGCCAGTGGAACGGCCGCGTGCTGATCCTGGCGCACGTCAAGGAATTGCTGGAGCAAGCGACCGAGAAGCTCAACGCCGTGTGCCCCGAGGTTCGCTTCGGCGTCTATTCAGCCGGGCTCAACCGCCGCGACACGGCGCACGCGGTCATCGTGGCCGGCATCCAGTCCGTCTACAGGCGGGCGTGCGAGCTGGACGCGTTCGATCTCGTCGTCATCGACGAGGCGCACATGATCCCGCTTGAAGGCGATGGTATGTACCGGCAGTTCCTGGCCGAGGCCAAGGTCATCAACCCGAACCTGCGCATCATTGGTTTCACCGCCACGCCGTTTCGGATGAAGACCGGGCCGATCTGCACGCCGGACGGCTTCTTGAACGCCATCTGCTACGAGGTCGGGGTCCGCGAACTGATCCGCGACGGCTACCTGTGCCCGCTCATCACGAAGGCCGGCATCAACAAGGTCGATACCAGCGCCTTGCACGTGCGCGGCGGCGAATACATCGCCGGCGAGGTTGAGGACCTCATGGACCAGGACGCCCTGGTCGAAGCCGCCTGCGGCGAGACGGTCGGCTACACCGGCGACCGCAAGGCGGTTCTGATCTTCGCCAGCGGCGTCAAGCATGGCGAGCACATCGTCACGGTGCTGAAGAACAAGCACGGCATCGGCTGCGGCTTCGTCACGGGCGACACGCCGATCGACCAGCGCGACGCGATCCTGGCTCGATTCAAGGCCGACGGTCTGAAGTACCTGTGCAATGTCAACGTGCTGACGACCGGGTTCGACGCGCCCCACATCGACTGCGTGGCCCTAGTTCGGCCGACGCTGTCGGCGGGCCTGTACTACCAGATGGTCGGTCGCGGTTTCCGGCTGCATGCGTCGAAGGCGAACTGCCTCGTGCTGGATTTCGGCGGCAACGTGCTGCGGCATGGCCCGGTCGATCAGATCCGCGTCAAGGAGCGCGACGCCGGCACTGGCCCGGCCCCGGCCAAGGAATGTCCCGAGTGCCATGCGGTCGTCGCCGCCGGCTACGCCCGTTGCCCGGAGTGCGGCTTCGAGTTCCCGCCGCCTGAACGTTCCAAGCACGAGGCCAGGGCGAGCGAGGCCGGCATTCTCTCCGGGCAGATCACCACGACGAAGCACGTGGTTAAGGACGTGTTCTACAGCGTCCACCGCAAGCGCGGCGCGGGCGACGACGCGCCCAGGACGATGCGGGTCGATTACAAGGTGGGCTTCAACGACTTCAAATCCGAGTGGATCTGCTTCGAGCACGACGGCTATGCCCGCCAGAAGGCGGTGCACTGGTGGAGACGGCGCTCGCCGGAGCCGATGCCCGATTCGGCCGAAGATGCCGTCACCCTGGCCCAGGCGGGATGCCTGGCCCCGACGCTGGAAATCACCGTCCGCAGCGTCACGGGCGAGGACTACGACCGGATCGTCGGCTACCGGCTGGGCGACACGCCGCCGCCGCTGGATGAGCAGGACTTGCCCGAGGGGGCGCTCGACTTCCCGTTCGGATACAACGCGGTTGCCGCGGAGGAGGAGATTCCGTGGTGACGCCCGGCGAGTTGCTGACGGCCGCGCTGCGCTATGCCGACATGGGCTATCGGGTGTTTCCGTGCGCGCCGGGCGGCAAGAACCCTCTCACCGAACACGGCTTTCATGACGCGACGGCCGACCCCGAGCAGATCGAGCGTTGGTGGACGCAGTCTCCGAATGCCAACATCGGCCTCCACACCGCGGGCCTGATCGTCCTCGACATCGATGGCGACGGCAATCGATGGCCCGGCGACGACCCTGACCGGCTGCTCGAGCTGGCGGCGGGGCCGATGGCGCTGACGCCACGAGGCGGGAGTCACCGCGTGTTCCGGCAGCCGGCGGGCAAGGGCTGGCGTTGCACCGAGGGCCGGCTCGCGCCGAAGGTCGATACCCGCGCCGACGGCGGCTACATCGTGGCCCCGCCGTCCGTGGTCGAGGGCAAGTCGTACCGCTGGGCACCGGGCCTCGAACTCGACGACCCGCCCGACCGCCTGCCCGAGCCGCCCGCGTGGCTCGTCGCGGACCTCGACCGGTTGGCCAACGGTTCGCCCACGGCGGCCCACGTCGCGGCCGGTGACGCCGGGGCGAACCAAATCCCCAAGGGGCAACGCAACGCGACCCTGGCGCGACTGGCGGGGTCGATGCGTCGGGTCGGCATGTCCCAGGCCGAGATGGCCGCCGCCCTGGCGCGCGTCAACGCCGACCGTTGCGGCCCGCCTCTCGCCCCGCGCGAGGTCGAGCGGATCGCGGCCAGCGTCGCCCGCTACGAACCGGACCAGGTCGCCGTGGCCCTGGCCGAAAATCACTGGGACCAGATGTACGCGGAGCGGCCACTGGACGATGAGGCCCCGGACACCCCCGACCCCGGCGCGATCCCCGATCACCTGCTCCGCGTGCCCGGCTTCATCGACGAGGTGATGACCTACACGCTCCAGACCGCGCCGTACCCGGAGCGAACCCTGGCGTTCTGCGGCGCACTGTCGTTGCAGGCCCTGCTCGCCGGCCGCAAGGTCCGCGATCCCGCCGACAACCGCACCAACCTCTACGTCCTGGGCCTGGCCAACTCCGGCGCGGGCAAGGACTATCCGCGCAAAGTCAACCAGAAGGTGCTGCTGGAGGCCGGGTTGACCGAGAGTCTGGGCGACACGTTCGCCAGTGGTGAGGGGATCGAGGACCGGCTGTTCCTGCACCCGTCGGTGCTGTTCCAGACCGACGAGATCGACGGCCTCATGACCAAGATCAACCTCGGCAAGGACGCGCGGCACGAGGGGATCATGAACGTCCTCCTCAAAATGTACACGAGCGCCAGCGCGCTGTACCCGATGCGGGTCAAGGCCGGCAAGGAGGCCGGCGTCATCGACCAGCCTTGTTTGTGCATCTTCGGCACCGCGATCCCCAAGCACTACTACGAGGCGCTGTCGCTGAAGATACTCACCAACGGCTTCTTCGCCCGCATGCTCATCCTCGAGACGGGCAAGCGCGGCCGGGGCCAGGACGCCGTCGTCCGCGACCCACCCGCGTCGGTGCTGGAGGCGGCGCGGTGGTGGGTCGAGTTCGCGCCCGGCGAGCAGCGCGGCAACCTCGCCGACTGGCACCCGGTCCCCCAGGTGGTCGAGCACACGCCCGAGGCCGGCGACGTGCTGCGGGCGTTCCGGCAGCGGGCCGACGACCAGTATTCGCTGGCCGAGGACCAGGGCGACCCCGTGGGCATGGCGATCTGGGCTCGCGCCAACGAGAAGGCCCGCCGGCTGGCCCTGGTCTACGCCTGCAGCGCCAGCCACCTCGACCCGCGGATCGACGCCGACGCCGCCCGCTGGGCATGCGCCTTCGTCGAGCACCAGACCCGCCGCATGCTGTTCATGGCCGCCGAGTACGTGAGCGAGAACGAGTTCGACGCCCGGTGCAAGAAGCTCGTGGTCACGTTGCGCACCTGGCAGGACAAGCACGGCGACGCCTGGATGCCCTTCTGGCAGATCAACCGCAAGCACCCGTGGAGCGAACGCGAGCACGAGGAGGTCCGCACCACGCTGTTGAACCAACGCCTCCTCGAGTACCAGGAGCGAAAGACCGGTGGAACGCCCCAGCGCCTCTATCGCCTGGCATGAACCCATTGCCCGACCCGTTGCGGGAACGCAGCCCATTGCGCTTGCAACCGGTTCGTGGCCGGCAGGCAATAGCCGACCCGTTGCGGCAATAGGTCGAACGGAAGCGCAACAGGTTGGGGTGGGCATGGAAGCAAAAAGATCGAAGGGGAATGAACTTATGGAGAAGAACAACAACCTATTGACCTATTGCGCTATCTATCCCGCGCGTATTCCATTCGCCCGCGCACGCGCGCATACGCGAGGGAGGGGGCGCAAAAGGTCAATGGGTTAGGTACTTCCCGGCCGATCCGCCGCCCGTGCCCCCGGCGGGAACAGCCGCCAACCAGAGCAGAGTTTGTTTTGTGTGACCGAACTTTCCACGGAGAAGAGCCATGAAGATCGAGCTTCGCAAGCTGTCCGAGATCAAGCCCTATCTCGGCAACCCCCGCGTCAACGACGATGCCGTCGAGGCCGTGGCGGCATCGATCCGCGAATTCGGGTTCCGCCAACCGATCGTGGTGGACACCGAGGGCGTCATCATCGTCGGCCACACCCGCTACAAGGCGGCGCTGAAGCTCGGCCTGGAGAAGGCGCCGGTCCATGTCGCCAAGGACCTGACACCCGAACAGATCAAGGCGTACCGCATCGCCGACAACAAGACCGCCGAGCTGTCGGACTGGAACTACGATCTGCTGCCCATCGAGTTCGCCGAGTTGCAGGGCATGAACTACGACCTCGGCCTGCTCGGCTTCGACCAGGACGAACTGGCCAAGCTGCTCGACGCTGGCGTGAAGGACGGTCTTTGCGATCCCGACGACGTGCCCGCCCCGCCGGACGAGGCGACCACGCAGCCAGGCGACGTGTGGTTGCTCGGAGATCATCGATTGGTCTGCGGCGATGCCGGCAAGGCAGAGGACGTGGACCGGCTGCTCGACGGCGCGGCGATTCACCTGGTCAACACCGACCCGCCCTACAACGTGAAGGTTGAGCCGCGTTCCAACAACGCCATCGCCGCCGGCCTCAGCTCGTTCGGGACGACTCACCACCAGAAGCTGGATGTGGTCCGGCACCCGGAGAAGGCCAAGCCGACCGACAAAAAGCTCCGCGCCAAGGACCGGCCGCTCGCCAACGATTTCGTTTCCGACGACGACTTCGACCGCATGCTCCATGCCTGGTTCGGCAACCTCGCGCGGGTGCTGCTGCCGGGCCGGGGCTTCTACATCTGGGGCGGCTACGCCAACGTCGCCAACTATCCGCCGGTGCTGAAGGCGTGCGAATTGTACTTTTCGCAGGCGATCATCTGGGTGAAGGAGCACCCGGTGCTGACGCGGAAAGACTTCATGGGGAACCACGAGTGGTGCTTCTATGGTTGGCGCGAAGGCGCGGCGCACGTTTTCCTCGGCCCGAACAACGCCGTCGATGTCTGGCCGATCAAGAAGGTCAACCCGCAGTCGATGATCCACCTCACCGAGAAGCCGGTCGAGCTGGCCGTGCGAGCGATGCAGTATTCGTCGCGGGTCGGGGAGAACGTGATTGACCTGTTCGGTGGGTCGGGCTCGACGCTGATCGCCGCCGAGCAGACGGGGCGGCGCGCGTTCTTGATGGAATTGGACCCGCTGTACTGCGACGTCATCGTCCAGCGCTTCGAGAAGTTCACGGGACGGAAAGCGGAACGGATCAGCGTCGTGCCGGAGGAGGCGACGGCATGATCTACCTTGCCAGTCCTTATTCGCATCCCGACCCAGCCGTCCGCGAAAAGCGATTCCGAGATGCATGCCGCGCGGCCGTGGCGCTCATGCAAACCGGCCACGCGGTCTTTTCGCCGATCGCTCATAGCCATCCGCTTGTGGAGCATGGCCTGCCGACGGATTGGTCGTTTTGGGAACGGCACGACCGCGAGCATCTGGCCCGGTGCGATGAGGTCGTGGTTCTGATGTTGGACGGTTGGCAGGAGAGCATTGGCGTGCGGGAGGAGATTCGGATCGCGCGGGAGCTGGGCAAGCCGGTGCGGTATGTGGACATCGCCCGGCTGGTGGATTGCCGGGCGATGCCCCCAAGGATGGCTATCGTCTCGTGACGCGGATCGATTCCGGGATCGGCACCCAGGCCTCCTTGCCGTCGTTGGTGGTCACGACCGCCAGACCGTTTTCGATGCGGTTGACGGTCCCGCTGCACCCGTCATCGACTTCGCAGATCACACGGGCACCGGGCTTGATGCGTTCGCCGGTGCGGTTGAGACACGATGAACACAACGCCGGCCATTCCGGCGTCGTCGCGGCGGGGCGACGCCCGCACGCGAGACATTTGCGCGACATGAGTTGGTCCTCCCGTTGTCAAAGATCGTTGGTTCGCGGCGCGGCCAATCCGCGCCGGCCAGGACACAGGAGCCAGGAACCGTGGAGAACATCAAGCCAAGTTCGGGTGGATTCGCCGGGGATTTGCCGGGGGCCAACGGCCCCGTGGTTGGCCAACGGGTCGCCCACGTTGGGCCACGTCGCGGCGGGTTGCCCCGAGGCGGACCAAACGCCCAACGGGGGGGACCGCCCGCCCACGTTGGCCCACGTCGCGTCGGGGATGCGGGGGTGAGCGCCCACGGGTCCAACGAGAAGAGACCCCGCCAGGGGGTCTCGTGGGCGATGGGGTTTTCGGGGCGGGCTACGCTTCCTCGTCCGGCAAGTTCGGATCGTAGACGGTGCCGCAACTGTCGCAGCGCACTTTCTCGTCGTCGAGCCAGACGAGGTGATCGATGTCGTCCTCCCCGCAGTGCGGGCACGCGGGGCCGGGCGGCGTCCAATCGTCCGCGTCTTCGCGGCCCTGGCAGATGTCGTAGATGGCCATCGCCGCCAGCATGCCGACCAGCTGCATGGTCTCGCCGTCCATCGAGTGGCTTGCCAAACGGCCCGCCGTGCAGTCGCGGAACAGCTGAACCAGATCGTCCGGCGGCATGCGCTCGATGGCGGTCCGCACGTCGGCTCGCGTCTGGTCGATGTGGGCCATCAGTTTCAGAACTTCGCGGTCCATTCGTTACGCCTCCGTTTCTGTCATGGGCCACATGGCGAGGGAGCTTCGGCTCCCCCGCTCGCCACGTGAGCCAGGTAGTGAAACTCGGTCATCGCGTCCTCGTAGAGCGTGGTGGAGGCGGCATACGACCGCCGTCCGCGCGCTTCGGCGCAGCCCCGGTCCTTGAGGAAGGCCAGAGCGATGGAGACTTGCGTGCAGGGCAGGTCGGGAAGCGCCTCCCACAACTCGTTGGTGGTGATGCCGTCCTGTCCGCGCTCCTCGACAAGACAGGCGACCTGCCCGAGCACGTCGGACGTGCAATGTTGGGTGTAGCCGCGACCGTCAATGAACCGCACGTGGCGCGCGAGCCGGCCACGGCACACCTCGAACACGACGTCCCGTTGCGAACGTCGCATGGCCTACCCTCCCACCTTGGCCAGCCCGAACTGGCCCCGGTCGGTCTTCTTGAACCGGGCTTCCTTCCCCCTGGTCGTGATCTCGCGGAGGATCGCGGCGTAGAGCGTGGCGTGCGGCGTCTTGCCGGCGGGGCTGGTCCAGTACCCCTTCGCCCCCATCGCGTCGATCATCTCCTTGCAGTTCATGGCCTGGCCGTTCTCGCTCAGGACCTTGACGGCGGCGTCGATGGCGCTGAGCTTCTTCGCCTTGGCGGTGGCCTCGGGCTTGGTCTTGGCGGGCTTCGCGGCCTTGGCCTTGGGGGCCTTCTTGGCGGCGCTCGCCGGGGCCTGGGTCTTGGTGGTCTTCTTCTTCGCGGACATGGGTCGTCTCCTCTTACGAGGTTTCGATGGTGTGGCTGCCATCATCAGGGGGCGGAAACCATCCGCCGCGACGCCCCGCAGGGCGTTTCGGCTTCACTAGCGGCGGGTGCTCTCGACGATGGTCAGTTGGAACTCCTGCCGGTTGGGCATGGTGACCACCAGCCCGCGATTCATCGTGAGAACCCCCGCCTGCTCGAACGTCTCGACCCGGCCCCCGCGCTGGTCAAGCACCCGTTCCAGCAATCGCGCGAGCTTCGCCTCGAACCCCCGTTCGCTGGTCCGTTTCCCGCGTCGCTTCATCGCCGTTTCTCCTTTCGTGGCAATAGGTTGCATCTGCGCTGTGACAGTCAGTTACCTCGCGTTCGGGAGAACATCAAGCGGAGTTCAACCAGATTTCTGAAGGTTTTTCGGGGGGCGAAATGATGGCCGAAAACCGCGATGCGACGCCCCCGGTGGGCCTGAACCCGAACGCCCTGGCGCTGGCCGACGCCGCCCGGCTCCTGTCCAAGGCGGGCGGCGCGCCGATCACGGTGGAAATGCTCCGGGCCGACCTCGACGCCGGCGCGCCCACGAACGCCGACGGGACGCTGAACCTGGTGCACTACGCGGCATGGCTGGTGAAGGTGATGTCCGGTGGCGACTGACCCGCGGCGGCTGCGACCGAGCGAACTCTGCCGCCTGCTCAACTCGACCCCGCTGGGCGAGGTGATCGGCGAGCGGCAGTTGCACCGCCATCGCACGCGCGCGGGGTTGCGGATCGGCGACGCCCGGCACGTGGACCTCGTGCGCTACGTCGGTTGGCTTGTCCAAGTCCGGCACGCCCCGAGACCAGAACGGGACGGCGATCCCTACGAGACGCTGAAGGGGCGTGCCCGCGCCCGAAACATTGCCCTGTCGCTGGCGGGCCGGGACATCGGCGACGTGCCGGACGTCGTGAACGCGGAGAGGAAAGAGAAGGCCGCGTCCGATTTCCGCTTCTTCTGCGAGCAGTACTTCCCGCTGACATTCCACCTGCCGTGGTCGCGGGACCATCTGAAAGTAATCGCCAAGATCGAGCAGGCCGTGCTGCGCGGCGGCCTCTTCGCAATGGCCATGCCGCGCGGTTCGGGGAAGAGCACGATCTGCGAGTGCGCCTGCATCTGGGCCGTGCTCTTCGGGCACCGCGAGTTCGTGTGCCTCATTGGCAGCGACGAAGGGCACGCGATGGACATGCTCGACTCGATCAAGATGGAGCTGGACGGCAACGACCTGTTGCTCGAAGACTTCCCCGAGGTGGTCTACCCGATCCAGTGCCTCGACGGGATTGCCAACCGCTGCAACGGCCAGCTCTACAAAGGCGAGCGAACGCACATCGGCTGGACCGCGCGCGAGATCGTGCTGCCGACGATGCCCGGAAGCACGGCGAGCGGGGCGATCATCAAAGTCGCCGGGATCACCGGGCGAATCCGGGGCATGAAGTACAAGCGTGCCGACGGCCGCACCGTCCGCCCGACGCTGGTCGTCCTCGACGATCCGCAGACGGACGAATCGGCGCGGTCGCTGTCGCAATGCGCCACGCGGGAGAGCGTCCTGGCCGGAGCGGTCCTCGGCTTGTCCGGGCCTGGCCAGAAGATCTCCGGGATCATGCCCTGCACGGTCATCCGGCCTGGCGACATGGCCGACTCTATCCTGGACCGCGACAAGCACCCGGAGTGGAATGGCGAACGAACCAAGATGGTCTACTCGTTCCCGGTGAACGAGAAGCTCTGGCAACGGTACGCCGAGGTCCGCGCCGAGAGCATGCGCCAGGGGAACGGCGGCGAGGAGGCAACCGCGTTCTACCGCGAGAACCGTCAGGCGATGGACGAGGGGGCGGTCATCGCGTGGCCCGAGCGATTCAACCACGACGAGTTGTCGGCGGTGCAGCACGCGATGAACCTGCGGCTCCAGGACGAGGCCGCGTTCTTCGCCGAGTATCAGAACGAACCGCTGCCCGCCGAGACGGCGGCGGACGACGAGCTAACCGCCGACCAGATCGCCGCGAAGTTCAACCGGATGAAGCGGAGCGAGGTGCCGGTCGGCTGCGACCACATCACCGCCTTCATCGACGTGCAGGCCAACTTGCTCTTCTGGGTCGTCGCCGCCTGGGAGGACGACTTCACTGGATACGTCCTCGATTACGGCACCTGGCCCGACCAGAAACGTGCCTACTTCACGCTCCGAGACGCACGACTCACGCTCGCCGCCGCGACGCCGACGGGCGGACTGGAAGGGGCGATCTACGCGGGCCTGGATGCGCTCACTACCGACTTGCTCGGCCGTCCGTGGCGGCGCGACGACGGCGCGGACCTGCGGGTCGAACGCTGCCTGATCGACGCCAACTGGGGCTCTTCGACGGACGTGGTCTACCAGTTCTGCCGGCAGTCGGCCCACGCCGGGATCGTGCTGCCCAGCCACGGCCGGTTCGTCGGTGCGTCCTCGCAGCCGTTCAGCGAGTACAAGCGGCGGCCGGGGGACCGGGTCGGTTTCAACTGGCGAATTCCGAACGTCCAGGGCAAGCGCGCGGTGCGACACGCGCTCTACGACACCAATTTCTGGAAGTCCTTCGTTCATGCCCGGCTCGCCGTGCCGATGGGCGAGAAGGGCTGTCTGTCCTTGTTCGGTGACAAGGCCGAGACGCATCGATTGTTCGCGGAACACGTCACCGCCGAGTACCGCGTGAAGACCGAGGGTCGCGGCCGCACTGTGGACGAGTGGAAGCTGCGGCCGGAGCGTGGCGACAACCACTGGTTCGACTGCCTGGTCGGCTGCGCCGTGGCAGCGTCGATCCAGGGCGCGGTTCTCTTCGGCACCGACGGTCGCGCACCCTCCAAGCGCGAGCGGGTCAGCTTTCGCGAGTTGCAACGGAGGGCGCAGCGATGAAAGCACCACAACCCGCTCGACGCGACCTCGGCATCGTTTGCAGCCGTTGCGGTTGTAGGCACTTCAAGACAACGCACACCGAGCCGCTGCGCGACGGACGCATCCGCCGGCGAAAGGCCTGCCGTCACTGTGGGCGGAGGGTGGTCACGTTCGAGGCTCTGCCGTCCGTGACCGCCAGGCCAGATCGCCAGATGTAGCACGATCCTGCACTTTTCGACTGCCCTTCGCGTCAACCCGCCGCCGACTTGCAAAGGCCTTCTTGTAGACGCCCGCAATCCGCGTCCGCGAGGGGCCCGAACATGGCCGATGATCTCGAAGACACCATCGAGCAGAACGCCAAGGGACCGGCGAAGGCGTCGGGCGACGCTGGCTCGGTTGAACAGCATCCTCTCCCGGACCAGATTGAGGCCGACCGTTACCTCGCGTCGAAGGACGCCGCGAAGTCGAAGCAGCGTGGGCTGCGGTTCAACAAGCTCGTTCCACCGGGAGTGTCGTAAGTGCTGACCTGGCTCTCCAACCTGTTCACGAGCGCCAAGCGCGCGAACTCGGCCGGGCCGCGTGCGGTGCGGGTTGTTCGTGCCCGCTACGACGCGGCCGTGACCAGCGACGAGAACCGGCGGCACTGGGCGAACGCGGACGGGCTCTCCGCGAACGCGGCCAACAGCGCCGAGGTCCGCCGCGTCCTGCGGAACCGCTCCCGCTACGAGGTCGCCAACAACAGCTACGCGCGCGGCATCGTGCTGACGCTCGCCAACGACGTGGTCGGCACCGGCCCCCGACTACAGATGCTGACCGAGGATGCCGAAGCAGGTCGGCTCATCGAGGAGGCGTTCGCCGCATGGGCGAAGGCGGTCGGTCTGGCCGAGAAGCTCCGCACCATGCGGATGGCGCGGGCCAGTGACGGCGAGGCGTTCGTCGTCCTGACGAGCAAACCGAAGCTGCCGACGGCGGTGCAGCTGGACCTGCGACTCGTCGAGGCCGACCAGGTTTGCACGCCGGACGCCAGCGCGGTCGTGACGAACGCCGTGGACGGGATCGTGTTCGACAAGGCCGGCAACCCGGTCGAGTACCACGTGCTGAAGGAGCATCCGGGGGAGACGACCACCCGGTTCTACCTCGACTACGACCGCGTCCCGGCGGCCGCGATGCTGCACTGGTTCCGCTGCGACCGGCCCGGCCAGGCCCGGGGCGTGCCCGACATCCTGCCGGCCCTGCCGCTGTTCGCCCAACTGCGGCGGTTCACCCTCGCCGTGATCGCCGCCGCCGAGACGGCCGCCGACTTCGCGGGCATCCTCTACACCGATGCCCCCGCTTCGGGCGAAGCCGACGCCGCCGAACCGTTCGAGCCGATCGAACTGGAGAAGCGGGCGCTCGTCACGATGCCCGGCGGCTGGAAGATGTCGCAGCTGCAAGCGGAGCAACCCTCGACGGGATACGCCGAGTTCAAGCACGAGGTCCTGAACGAGATCGCCCGCTGCCTGAACATGCCGTTCAACGTCGCGGCCGGGAATTCATCGGGTTACAACTACGCCTCGGGTCGCCTCGATCACCAAACCTACTTCAAGGCGATCCGCGTCGATCAGTCCCACCTGGAGTGCGTCGTCCTCGACCGCGTCTTCGCCGCCTGGCTCGACGAGGCCGCCCTCATCCCTGGCCTGCTCCCCGCCGGCCTGGGGCCGTTCGCCGACTGGCCGCACCAGTGGTTTTGGGACGGTCAGGAACACGTCGATCCCGCGAAAGAAGCGTCCGCCCAGGCCACGCGCCTGAGCAACCACACGACCACGCTCGCGCACGAGTTCGCCCGCCAGGGACGGGACTGGGAGGAAGCCCTGCGCCAGCGGGCCAAGGAGGTCACGCTCATGGCCGAACTCGGCCTGACGCCGGCGGCCCCACCCGCTCCAAATGAGCCTGACGAACCCGAACCGGACCAACCCGACGAGGAGACCGAGGAACCGATCGATGAAGAAGCCGAAGTCGAAGAACCGGCCGAGTGACGGTCGGCTGAACTTGCTGGCGGCGGCGGTCGAACTCGAAGCCGCTCCCGCCGAGGGCGACGCGCAGGCGCTGCGGCGGTTCACCATGACCGCCTACACCGGCGGCGCGATGCCGCTCGCCGGCTGGCGCTACCCGGTCGTCGTCGATCTCGCCGGGCTCGACGCCGGGCGGCAGCGGCGGCCGATCCTGCTCGACCACACCCGCGACGTGGACTTCGTGATGGGACAGACCGACTCCGTCGCGGTCATGAACCATCAGCTTGTCGTTGCCGGGCAGGTGATGGGCGACTCGCCCAAGGCACGGCAGGTGATCGCCCTGAACGACCGGGGATTCGCCTGGCAGGCGTCCATCGGGGCGCGGGCCGAGCAGGTGGAGTTCGTGCCCGAGGGGAAGACCACTCAGGTCAACGGCCGGGAGTTCGCCGGCCCGCTCAACGTGGCCCGGCGCGCGTCCCTGGGAGAGATCAGTTTCGTGGTGCTCGGCGCGGACGAGAACACCTCGGCCCAGATCGCCGCCAGCGCCGACCAACCGCAGGAGACCGACATGGACTTTGCACAGTGGCTCGACGAGCAGGGGTTCGCAGGGAACACGCTCACCGAGCAGCAGACGACCAGCCTCCGGGCGATGTACGACGCCCGGCCGGAAGAGCCACCCACGCTGGCGAACGAGAACCCGGCCGCGACGATTCGCGCCGAGGCGGCGACCGAGGCCAAACGCATCGCCGCCATCCGCAAAGTCTGCGGCGGGAAGCACGCGGACATCGAGGCCAGGGCCATCGAAGAGGGATGGGACGCGACGCGTACCGAATTGGAAGTGCTGCGTGAGAAGCGGCCGAGCGGCCCGGCGCTCCAGTCCGGCGGCAAGCCGATGACCGCCGCCGCCGTCGAAGCGGCATTGTGTCTGTCAGTGCGGATGCCCGAGGAGAAGGTTCTCGGCTGGTACGGCGCGCCGGCGGTCGAGGCCGCCCGGTCCCGCGACCTGTGCGGCATGGGCCTGCACGAGCTGTTCTTCCAGGTGATCCACGCGGCGGGCGGGCACGCACGGCCCGGCCGGATGACCGACGAGACGATCCGCACCGCGTTCGAGGCCGACCGGACGATTCGCGCCGCGGGCGGCAGCTTCTCCACGATCAGCCTGTCGGGCATCCTGTCTAACGTCGCCAACAAGGCGCTGCTGGAGGCGTACACCGCCGTCGAGGGCGTGGCGACGGTCATCTGCGCCCAGGCCGACGTGAACGACTTCAAGCAGGTAACGCGCTACCGCATGACCGGCCAGGGCACCTTCGAGAAGGTCGGCCCCGACGGCGAGTTGAAGCACGCGAACCTCACGGAAGAGTCTTATACGAACCAGATCGACACCTACGGCAAGATCATCGCGCTGACCCGGCAGATGATCATCAACGACGACCTCGGGGCGTTCCTGCAAATCCCGCGCATCCTCGGCCGGCAGTCGGCCATCGCCGTGGAGAAGGCGGTCTTCACGCTCTTGCTGTCGAACCCCGGCGGCTTCTTCAGCGTGGCCAACAAGAACCTCCAGTCCGGCGCGGCGACGGCCTTGCAAATCGGCTCGCTGACGACCGCCGAGGAGCTGTTCGACAATCAGACCGACAAGAACGGTGACCCGATCCTGGTCAAGTCGGCGATCCTGCTCGTGCCGACCGGCCTCAAGGTCACCGCCCAGCAGCTCATGACCGAGACGCGGGTCAACGAGACCACCACGGCCGACAAGCCGAAGCCGGCCAACAACCCGCACGCGGGCAAGTGGCAGCCCTACGCCTCGCCCTACCTGAACGCCCAGGGGCTGGCCGGCAGCAGCGCGACCGCCTGGTACTTGTTCGCCAACCCGGCCGACGTGGCCGCGATGGAGATCGCGTACCTGCGCGGCCAGCGGACGCCGACCATCGAGAGCGGGGAGACGGACTTCGACACGCTCGGGATGAAGTGGCGCGGCTACTTCGACTTCGGCGTCGCCATGCAGGACTACCGGGCGGCGGTCAAGAGCGCCGGTGCGTAAAGCATTGAACCCAAGGAGACAGACCCATGCCTCAAGCGACTTTCGTGCAGGACGGCCAGTCCATCGACTACACCCCGGCGGCGGACGTGGCCGCAGGCGACGTGGTCGTGCAGGTGGACCTGATCGGCATCGCCAAGCTGGACATTAAGGCGAACAAGCTCGGCGCGCTGGCCGTGTGCGGCGTGTTCGACTTCGCCAAGCTCGCGGCCCTCGTCCTGCCGGTTGGGACCATCGTGTACTGGGACGATGCCGCCAACGTCGCCACGAACGTGGCGGCCGGCAACAAGCAACTCGGCAAGGTCGTCCGCGCCGCGGCGGCAGCGGACGCCACGGTTCGCGTCCGCATGACCCAGTGAGGCCGCCATGCCCGACCTCTTGCAAACCGGCTCGGACTGGCTCGCCGACCAGTTGAAGGAACACGTCTCGCGGCCGGTGATCTACCGCCGTGGGGCCGACGAGGTCGCGGTACAAGCGACCATCGGACGGACGTTGCTCAAGCTGAACGACGGCTACGGCGGCGTGCGGATGGAGTGGACCGACCGCGATTTCCTGATCCAGGCGGCGGCCCTCGTCTTGGGCGCGGGGGCCGTGCTGCCTGAGCGAGGCGACAGGATTCGGGAAACGGTCGGAACCAAAACGTTCGTGTACGAGGTGATGGCCCCCGGCAAGGAGCCGCCCTGGCGCTGGTCGGACGTGTACCGCAAGCTCCTGCGGATTCACACCAAGCAAGTGGGAGTCGAGTAGTGTCCGCGACGATCCTCGACATCGCCGACGCCGTGGTCGCCCAGTTGAACGCGACCGCGTTCAGCCAGCCGGTGACGGCCGAGCGGCACTACCAGCCGCAGTTCGAGCTGTCGGAGATGACGGAACTGCGCATGAGCGTCGTGCCCCGGTCGGTGACGAGCAAGGGGCTCGACCGCAGCCGCGACAGCTTCGACTACCGAATCGACGTGGCGGTGCAGCAGAAGCTCGATCCGACGCCGGGGAACCTCGATGCGCTCATGGCACTGGTCGAGGAGATCGCCGACCACTTCCGGTCGGAACCGCTGGCCGGCTACCCGCAAGCCCGCTCCACCGAGGTCGAGAACGTCCCGGTTTACTCGCTGGAACACCTGGACGAGTTCCGGCAGTTCACGAGCGTCATCACGCTGACCTACCGCGTGTGGAGGTGAGGCATGATCGGCATGACCTTCCAGACAGCGAAAGGCGGCTTCTTCGACCGGGAGAAGGTCAAGCGGTCGGTGGATGCCGGCACGCGACGGGTGTTCTCGAAGTTCGGCGCGTTCGTGCGGCAGCGGGCCAAGACCTCGATTCGCAAGCGCAAGGGGACCAGCCCGCCCGGATCGCCGCCCTATTCGCACGTGGGATTGCTGCGGAAGTTCATTCTGTTCGCCTATGACCCGCAGCGCAAGAGCGTCGTCATCGGGCCGACGCTGACGAAAGAAGGCTCGCCGGCGCCACGCCTCCTGGAGCATGGCGGCGACGCGGTGATCGAGGATCGCGGCAAGAAGCGACACGCGCGCTACCGGCCCCGGCCGTTCATGCAGCCGGCGTTTGAAGCGGAAAAGCCCAAGCTGTCGGCGCTGTGGCGCGATTCGGTTCGCTAAGGAGACTCATTCATGGCAGTCAAACTCGGCCTCGACGCCAAGCTCTACCGCAACACCGGCACTATCCCCGCCCCGGTGTGGAACGAGATCCACAACGTCAAAGACGTGACCTTGAACCTCGAAGCAGGCGAGGCCGACGTGACCACGCGCGGCAACGCCGGCTGGCGCGCGACCGTGGCCACGCTCAAGGACGGCTCCATCGAGTTCGAGATGGTCTGGGACACGGCCGACGACGACTTCGGCGCGATCCGCGACACCTTTCTCAATCGCGGGGCGATGGAGTTTGCGGTCATGGACGGCGACATCGCCGCGTCCGGCTCGCAAGGCCTGCGGGCGACCTGCATGGTCACCAACTTCAGCCGCAACGAGGCGCTGGAAGAAGCCATCACGGTGAGCGTCACCGTCAAGCCGACGTACTCGGTCACGCCTCCGGCCTGGATCATCGTGCCGTGACCCAAGGAGAACCGTTCGCATGCGTACCTTCAACGACAACGCCGGCCGGACCTGGACCATCGCCATCAACGTGGCGGCGATCAAGCGGGTGCGAGGCTTGCTCAACGTCGATCTCTACAAGCTGGTGGACGACGGCTTCAAGCCGCTCGGCGCGCTCGTCGGCGACCCGGTGATGCTCGCCGACGTGTTGTATTGCCTGTGCAAGGACGAGGCCGACGCCAAGCAGATCACCGACGAGGACTTCGGCCGGGCGCTGGCGGGCGATGCCATCACCCTGGCGACCGACGCCTTCCTGGAGGAACTGATCGATTTTTTCCCCGAAGCGAGGGCGCAGAGCAGCCTGCGGAAGATCGTGTCCGAAAGCCGCAAGGTCCGCGACCGGCTGATGGTCCGGGCCGAGAAGGTGCTGGAGACCTTCGACGCCGACCGCGAAGCGAACAAGTTGTTGCGCTCATTTGGCATTGCGCCGGAGTCCTCGGCATCGACCCCGGCCCCTTCACCCTCCGAGAACTCTGCCTGATGGCCGAGGCTCGGAGCCGCGAGCGCTGGGCGCACACGTCGGCTCAGTTGGCGCTCACCGCCAACGTCCACCGTGACCATCGCAAAAAGCCCGCTCCGTACAGACCAGCGGATTTCAACCCCTACCACCGCCGGCGTGAGCTTGCCGTGCGCAAGGTGCCGATCGACGTGCTGAAGCAAGTGTTTGTGGACCGGAGATGACGATGGCCGCTGCTTCGGGTATTCGCGCGGGTGCCGCCTACGTCGAGCTGTTCGTCCGGGACAGTCGGCTCGTCAAGGGGCTCAACGCCGCGTCCGCAAGACTGAAGGCGTTCGGCGCGAGTATCACCGCGCTGGGGGCCAGGCTCGCGGGCCTGGGCGTGACTCTTGCCCTTCCCTTCCTGGGCGCGGCCAAGCTGTTCGCCGACATGGGCAGCGACATGCTCGACATGTCTCAGCGCACCGGCGTCGCCGTCGAGGCGCTGTCCGAGCTGCGGTACGCCGCCGAGCAGTCCGGTTCCGGCGCGGAGAACCTGGAGAAGGGACTCCGCACGATGAGCCGGAACATCATCGAGGCGGCGCGTGGCTCCGCCTCGGCCCGGCAGAACCTGGCTCGTCTGGGCCTGACCATCGCCGATCTGAACGGCCTCTCGCCCGACCAGCAGTTCGAGCTGATCGCCGACCGCCTGTCGCGCATCCAGAACCCGGCCAACCTCGCCACGATTGCGATGGAGATCTTCGGACGCACCAGGGCCAGCCTGCTGCCGCTCCTCTCCACCGGCGCTCAGGGCATTCAGGACCTGCGCCGCGAAGCGAACAGCCTCGGTCTGACCATGAGTACCGAGGACGCCCAGGCGGCCGAGGCGTTCGGCGACGCGCTCTCCAGCCTGTGGCGGTCACTCAAACAGGTCGCGTTCATGGTCGGTGCGGCGCTGGCCCCGACGCTCCAGGCTATCGTCCAGTGGCTGACCCGCGTTGCCGCTACTTCACGACCTCCAGCTGATCGAGGCTGTCGATCCATATTCTGTAGCGAGTGTCCTTGCCCGCAGCCTCTTGCTCAGGCCAGATACGTCCCGTCACACGGATCAGCTTGTCACGGAAGAACACGCTGGGTTCGATGCCGAGCCGCTTGACATGCGTGACGGCTTTGCGTGCGAGAGTGACGTAGAACCTGTCGCCGTATTCCAGCCAAATGTCATCAACCTCTCCCCCTTCGGGGACGAAGGCAGGGTTGGGGCTGATGGCAGCCCTCTTGACCGTGAACTCCACCGTGACCTGCTCTTTCGGCATCTGCTTGATCGCCTCCTCGGGGGTCAGCACCGTCCGCGCCTTGTTGCCGTTCATGGTGTCATCCTTCTGCTTGGGCGTGTCCCGATCCGCCTGCTTCGCCTCTGGCGGCTCGGCGATTAGGGCCGTCGCTCCGACCCCCAACGCCATCATGCCGACCACGGCAACCATCAGCACCACCGAGAGGGTTTTCAGTTTCGTCACCAGCATGGTTTTGAGCACTCCTTCTGTCAGCGCGGCGACCGTGACCGAGATCGCTCCCGCAGCCGCCGCTTGCCCTGCCGCAAACAGAGTTGCGGCTTTGATTGTGGAACACACCACCGAGGTCGGCACGCCCGCCGACGCCACCTTGTGCGACAGCACCGCCGCCAACGCCCCACCCGACAGGGCTACGCCACGCTGAGTCAGCCGCTTCGCCAGCATCGCCCGCGCCCGCGCCAGCCACCCGCCAACCGTCCCTTCCGGCACGCCGAGTTGCCCAGCCGCCTCCTTGCGGGTCTTGCCTTCCAGATCACACAGGACGATGACGGCACGATACTTGTCAGGCAAGCGGCTCAACTCTTCATCCAGCAAGGGTTGGAAATCACGCCACAGGGCATCTTCCGTCACGGCTGGTTCGGGCATCTCCATCACCTGTCTTTCTCGCTCCTTCCGTTTGGCGGCGGTCGCCCTCGCCTTGAGCGCCGTCTGGAGTGCCACCCCGTAGAGCCAGTTGGCCACCAACTCCCTCGTGGCAATCGACGCCGCCTTGCGGACGAACACCAGAAAGGTCGCCTGGAAGGCGTCCTCGGCATCGTGGTGGTTGCGGAGGACACGGCGGCACACGCCCCAGACCATCGAACCATGCCGACGCACAAGGGCTGCAAGAGCCGCCTCGTCACGGCTGCTGAGGTATTCCGTCAGGAGTTGTCCATCGGTCAGCCCCGCACCGTCCCGCTGAAGTACCGTTCTGCGAAGGTGTTGGATGACGCCGCTTATCTGGCTTGCCGCCATGACCTTGCCTTTCTGGTGCGACCGTTGCCCTCTAACTTAATACTACCCGAAGACGGTGGTTTGATACACTTTTTTGGTTGGGGCGCTGGGGGCTGGCTAACGGCTCTCAGGGTCTGATTGTCAAGTGAAAAAAATAATCCCGGCGGCGGTCGTCACGTTCTTGTGATCCACCTTCGGCGTAGCTCAGCAACGCGGCCTCTCGCAGAGACACACTTCGCTCGGCACCGGGATTGTTCAACGCTCGGCTCCCGGCTCGGGCTCCGGGCCCAAGCCGGCGTAGCGCTTTCTGATGCGCTGGGTCGTTGGCGGGTTCATCGAGCGGCACGTCCGGCAGCGGATCAAGCGGCGAGGTTTCGGGAGTCAGCGGCAGTTCCGGTGCAAGCGGGTCGCAGAGCGGGAGCGCCGGCGTCGCATCGGGTTCTTCAGGAGTTTCCGGTGGAGTGAGCGAATCGTCCGGGGCCAGCGCGCCGGGCAGCGCATCCGGCCCAGGTTCGGCCTCGGGATCGACGACCCAGTCAGGATTGGCATCAGGCTCCGGCGCATCCAGCGGCGTCGGTTCGTCGCCAAGCGGCCAGGCGGGCTCGTCCTCGGGTGTAGCCAGCGGCGCACAGTCCGGCAGCGGTGCGGTCTCGGGATCGGGTGCCGGCTCGCAGGCTGGGTCCGCCAGCGGCTCGGGCGCGGTGGGCAGCGGTTCAGCGAGCGGCACGGGGTCTGGCGTGCAATCGGGGTCCGTGCCCGGCGCAAGCGGCTCCGTGCCCAGCTCGGGACCACCTGGCGCTTCGGGGGCCAGCAGTGGCCTTTCGTCTGGCGGCGGTTCGGTTCCAGGTTCGGGCGTCGGTAGCGGCTCACTGCCGGGCGGCTCATTGCCCGGAGGTTCGCTTCCGGGTGGTTCTGGAATCGGCAGCGCGTCCGCACCGAGTAGCTCAGGGGGCAGTTCCGGCGTCAGCGGTTCCCTTGGCACTGGGTTGCCGAGCGGTTCGTGCGCCTGCCCCGAATACCCCTGGCAGAAGACGGCCTTCAGCGGCGCAACCTGGACCGGCGATGGTTGGTCCCTCCGCATCTCGTTCGAGGACTCGCAGAACTGCGGAGGGCCGAACGGGAGCACCCAATCGGGCACCGCGACCCGGCAGGTCTGCATCTGCGTCCCCATGCGGCTGACCATCAGCATGGTCGGCGTCGTCGAGCGCCAGGACTTCGGCTACGAGCAAGCGTCTGCACGCGTCAACGGGATGCCAGTCGCGATGGGCGGCTCGGTGGGCGAAGGTCTCGGCTGCGCCATGACCACGGTCACGCCCAGCGGCTTCATCGACCTGCCGCCCGGCGAGCACCTGATCGAGCTGGACGCCAGCACGATTGACGGCGCGTACCACGTCGGCGCGTTCTGGGAGTTCAACCTCAACTGGGAGCCTCTATGAGCACCACCCTTCAAGAGAAGGCAGCCATCGACTGGACGAAGTGCGACTCGGCGACGCAGGACCTGTCGGTCGAGGACATGATCCGCCTGATCGAAAGCGCCCCGCCCGGTCCCTGGCCCAACGGCTGGGCGGCGTGGCCGAACGTCAACGAGGCGCTCCGCGTCATGGCCCGGCGCTTCGCCGACAGCCTGACGCCGGGCCGGCACGCCTACGCGGAGGGGCGCGGCATCGTCATTGCCGGCGGCGGGCTGAAGTACTTCCCCAGCGTCTGGGTTGGGGTCCACCTGATCCGCCACTTCGGCTGCACGTTGCCGATCCAACTCTGGCATCTGGGGAAGGGCGAGATCGATCCGTATCTGCGCCGGCTCCTGAAGCCGCTCGGCGTCGAGTGCGTCGATGCCCGCCAGGTCGAAAAGGAGCATCCGTGTCGCATTCTCTGCGGCTGGGAGTTGAAGCCGTTTTCCACGCTGCACTCCCCGTTCGAGGAGGTGCTGTTCCTCGATGCCGACTGCGGGCCGTGCCGCGACGTGACCGAGGTCTTCACCTGGCCCGAGTACCTGGAGAAGGGAGCGATCTTCTGGCCCGACTACGCCTGCTGGCAACTCAAACGCGACGTGTGGGAAATCTTCGACATCCCGGAGGTCGCCGCCCGCTGGCAAAGCGAAGTGGCGTTCGAGAGCGGCCAATACCTGATCAACAAGACCCGGTGCTGGAGCGAACTCCGCATGGCGCTGTGGTACGCCGAGCACTCGGACTTCGTGTTTCGAGTCGTGTACGGCGACAAGGAATGCTTCCACCTCGGCTGGCGCAAGCTCGGCAGCGACTACGCCATGCCGAGCAAAGCACCCGGCTGGAATCAGCACACCATCGTGCAGTGGGACTTCCGGGACCAGCAGATGTTCAATCACCGCTGCCAGGACAAATGGAAGCTCGGCGGCGGCAACCGCCGGAACAATTCCCTGGCGAATGAGGAACTCTGCTTCAACTTCGTGGCCGACCTGCGCAAGCGCTGGGATGGCGTCCTCTGGCACAACCTCGACCCGACGCCCGCGGAACAGCGGGTCATCGCCGAGCTGACCGGCCGGCGTTTTCTGTACCGCCGCGTCGGCCACGATGAGCGGCCCGTCCTCCTGGAACCGGCGGGCCGGGTCGGCGAAGGCGCGGCTGATTGCGAACGGCGCTGGGACATCAACATCGACGACGGCGTGACCATCCTGACCTTGAGCCGGTTGGACCGGCCCACCTGTCACCTGCAACGTAATGGCGACGCCGTGTGGACGGGCCAATGGCTCGAACACGAGCGGATGCCCATCGAGTTCATTCCCCTGGAGAAATGACCATGCCTCTCTCAAGTTTTCTGCGAGCCAGCCGATTGGACCTGGAGGTCCATAGTCGCCAACACGCCGCCGGCGTCTATTACGGAGACCACCGCCTCCTGTGCCGGCTGCTCGGTGACTTTCTGGCCTTTGTGGATACGCGCGACCTGATGCTTGGCCCGCGTCTGGTGCTGGACGGTTTTTGGGAGTCGTGGGTGACGCTCGCCATCGCCCGCCATCTGCAGCCAGGCTGCTGGTGCGTCGATGTCGGCGCGAACTACGGCTACTACACCCTGTTGATGGCCGGCGCCTGCGGTCCGACCGGCCGCGTCGTCGCCTGCGAACCCAACCCGATCCTCACCGAAACCTACCTGCCGCAGAACCTGGCGCTGAACGGCTTCTACCACGGCGTCGAGATCTGCC